TTTTATTTTTGGATTCATGTTTCCTAACTAACCTTCCCAAAATTTGAATGGATTTTTCTTGGGAATCCATTGATGCAATATTCTGAAGATATTGTAAAGTAGGTATATTTTTACCTCTTGCAATAACTGTAGTGGATATTAGAATATCTATATTCCCTTCCCTTATATCAGTTAATATTTTATCTCTACCTTTTACATTGTGATGTAAATAGGCAACCCTTAATGGTAATCCCATTTTATTAATCCTTTCAGTATAATATTTATATAAATCCTCACAATGGTCAATAAATTTGCATAATATAACCATTGGAACCCTTCCATATTTATAATTATAAAGCATTCTAGAAAATGAAAGTTTATAGGATTCTTTATTCTCAATAATATTTAATTTATATTCTCTTTGATAATCATTTGGTACCTTTTCCCCAATACCAGTATAAATCATTTTAACAATAACTTTAGTTGCTCTACCTGTTTTAATTTGTTCTGATAATTTAACTTGGTCTACCACATCCCCAATAAATTGCCTTACATTCATATTATGAACAATCCCATTTTTTCTTTCATTCATATAAATGGTACCACTTAACCCAATTCTTATGAAAGAATTATAAAGATATGATATAACTGTTTGATAAGTTTTATTATCTATGATATCTGCTTCATCAATTAAAACCATTCTTATATCTAATAGGTTTTGTTGATATTGCTTTATATTCTTAGATATACTTTGGACCATTGCCACATTAAATTTACCCCATCTATTACATTTAGAACCTTGGATAAATGCAATATCCTCATTTGGTAAAAGTTCAGGAATTTCTCTTTTAAATTGATTGAATAAATCAGAATCATTTAAAAGTAGGATTGTTGGTAAATTACCTTGATAAGCTTTATATAAAGCACAAAATAAAAGGGTTTTACCAAATCCAACAGAATAATCCCCAGCACATATAAGAAAAGGTGTATCACCTACTTTATTATTCAATAAAGTTTTTATAGCTTGTATTTGTCTTGGATATAATTTAATAGGATTATAATTTGCCCCCAATTGAGTTGGGATTATTGGTTCAATATTTGGGATTATTCTTTTATCGGTTATTTTTATATCCTCAACTCCCCAAGATTTTAGAGTATTATATACCATAGGTAATAACCCTATTTTAAATTCACCATAAGAGGATATATATTTTATATAACCATCCCATTGATACTTTCCTTTTTGGAATCTAGTGATATGCCAAGCATTTGGATGCTTAATCCTAAAAGTATCATACAATTTCATTAATTCTTTTCTAGAACCATTTAATTGACACTGATTACAGTTCTTTATTATTATCTCTACCATATTAAGTTATTTTTTAAATGAATCCCAGTCATTTTGGGTTAAATTGATTTTCTTCCTGATTATTAAACCATGTTTTGAAATAAATTGGGTTAATCTTTGTTGGGCTTTTTCATTCCCCAAATCCTCCAATTTTGGAATACCATTACAAAAAGATAAAGCCTCAAATTGGGAATCCATAAATATTTTATAATCAACCCCAATTTTATCAGCTAATTTTCTTGCATGAATGAAATTAACATAATCAGTTGGATTTTTCTTATAATTATTGCTAATTCCAGTCATCTCTAGTATCTTATTTATATAACAATTATAAATTTCATTGGTTTCTTCTTTATAATTGTCTTCTGATATTTCTTTTATTGCCCCATAATAAGTTGATATCCAACTTGCTTTTTGTAGCATCCAATTTGCACAATAACTATAATTTGGTCTATTTGAATTACCCATTAGATTTAACCCTATTTCTACAAATTGAATATACCCTTGTCTTTTATTAAGGAATTTATAATATGAACAAAATTCATCTATGATTGGTACCAATTCCCTTATTTGAGCCCATTGATTATCTGTTTGTTTTATTTTGGTAACCCCTACATGTTTTAATTTTATCCTAACAGAATATATTATATCTGCTAACATATTTGCATTACCAACTGTTGATTGAGTTCTTCTAGATAATATCTTTTGGTTCTTTTTATTATTCTTTAATATTGAACGATGGTCCAAGGAATAATTTCTTGCTGTAGTAAATATGGAATCTATTTTGGATTGGGAAATTTTAACACCCTCTTTTTCAAGGATTTTAATGAAAATGGATTTTGATATGTGAATACTTGGTTCTCTCATTTAAATCTTATATTTAAATTTTAATTCTAATAGTTCCTGATAATCTAGATATCGTTGGGAATATATGAATTTCATGGTTTTTTTCTTACCAATGTCATTTACATCTTTACCTTCTGGTAAGAATATAACTTTTACCTTTTTATAATTTATAAGTTTAAATGCCAAATCTATTGCTCTATCTTTTGCATCTGGGTCAAATAATATGATAACCCTTTCCACTGGGGATTTTATAATCTCATTTACCTGGTATCTGGATATTGCTTTACCACCAGATGCAATTCCTTTTTCTCCCATAGTTTGGGCATTTATTGCACCTTCACACAGGTAAACAGTTTTATACATATAAAGGGCATCTTTATTATATATAATAAAGGATTTACCTAATCCAGTATCTGATACATCTGGGTTATTATATTTTGGACCATTACCTATAAATAATCTGGCATTAAAATACACTAATTTACCATTTTCATGAAAAGGGATTATGAGATACCCAAAATATTTACCCTGAGTCCCATAACCCCAACCAGACATAGCAACTTCTTTTACATTAAACCCTCTTTTAGTTACATAATTTCTTGCTGATTTAGCAAGTTCAGAATTACCAACAGTTAATAATTTAAATCCCCCTGGTAAATATAAATCTTTTCTGGATTTTAATTCTACCTTTTCTTCCTTAAATATATAACCATCATACTTTGCTTGATTAAGTATCTTTATAGCTTCTGCATATGTATCTACTGATTCAAGATACATTACTAATTGTATGGGTGAAGGGTGTTCTCCACACCTAAAACAATTGCACCTATTTCTGGATATATTTATTCCAAATTTACCATCTCTACCACAATATGGGCATTTACATTTATCCCAACCATGTCTATAAGTAAATGCCCCTAATTTTACATGAAAATATTTTTTGAGTTTACCTTTAAACTCGTTAGTTAAATTTGACATTAAATATCCCCTCCTTTATGATTTGCTTTTTCTGGGTCTGCTATTGGATTTGATTTTTTTACTACTCCATTGGTTGATTCTTTTTTAATCATTTCATCTACAGTTTTACCAAGAGTTTTATCATATTTCTCCCTAGCTTCCCTTGAAAACTCTTTCCATCTTTGCCTATCACTATCAAAATTAAATAAACATCTACCATGGGATTTACCATCTCTTTGTACTACAATCTCCATTCTTTGAATCCCATGTTCTTCTTCATCATCAGTGGAATTTAAACCAATAATACATTGGGCATTTCTTATTATTGATATGGCACTTGCAATATCATTATCCTCATATCTAGTACCTTTTCTTTTTGATGCTTCCCTTTTTACATGTTGTGCAGTCCAAATTGCTTCTAATTCCAATTCTGAAGCCAGATTATCCAAATCTATATAAACATTATTTATACGTTCAGTATCATCTTTATCTTTTGATATAGAAGCTAATTTAGCTGCATAATCAATCATTAATATGTGAATCTTTATTCCAGTATCTGCTTCTATTTTCTTTATTATACCTTTAATAACATTTGCATCTGATACTAGAGCAGGTACTCTTTCTACTATAAATTCAACCCCTAACCTTTTATATTTTCTCATATGTCTCTGTTCAAGTTTATCTTGTTCACCAGATACAATTTCTTTTTTGGTTTTATTAAGAGTTGATTGGACCATTCTCTCCATGATTTGATTCTTACCATTTTCAGTATCAATATATAATACATTCTTTTTCATGGTAAGATATCCTCTTGATATATTTATTAATGCAAATGTTTTCTTGGCTTTTGGTTTATCTAATATTACAAATATACTACCCTTAGAATATCCCCCACCATTTGATAGGTTATTTAATTGCCAGTATGGAGTGGGGATTATATCTGGGTCAACTCTTCTCATTAATTGTCTTTTCACTGTTCCACCAACCATATATAATGGTTCATCTTTTTTCTGTGGTTTTGAATTTCTGATTATTTTTGATACCTTATTTTGGTAATCCTCATATAGATTAAAATTAGTGAAATCCATGGATTCATTTAGGGTTTTCATTTCTATATAAGCTATGAACTTAAATATGTTCTCCTTTATAACATCTGAATCCCTTAATGGTATTGAATATAGGTTATTTATTATCCTATTAATATTTGGGATATCTTCCTTAGTAACTAAATCAACAAAGTCCTTACCACTTAATAATGAGTTACAGGTTTCTTTTAACAAGGTTTCACTCGGTAACTTCCCATATTTTCTATGAAACTTCAATAATGATTCCATTATTATTGAATGTTCTATTAGAGTAAAGTAACCTGGTTTTATTTTTTGAATAATTAAAACTGATTCCTTATTTTGTATTAGGAACCTTAAAACTTCCAGTTGGAAGTCAATGGTAAAAGTGAATTTATCACTTTGATTAATTTTCTTTTTAAATTTAGTTGCCATGTCTTTACATATATGAAAGTTGTATCTATGAGTAGTCTTTTCTAGATTCCTTTATATTTCAATTTTATAAAAATCAACACATAGGGTGAAAAAGTTGATATATTTTCATACAAGTGATAAAATTATTATATATATTTGCATTGTTAAATAATTAATCTATTAAGTTATGAGTAAACAAGGTACTAATGGTTCAGAAATTCATAGGATAAAAGAATTTACCCATTATAACAGGGAAGAATTTGAAAGAATGTATAAAATCTGTAAACCACTAATTAAAAAGCTATCTAAAAATATTGATTCTAGAAGATTCAATGTTAGTCAAGATATAATTCAAAGTTATTTTTGGGATAAATTCTTATATGTATATAATAAATATCAGGATAAATATACCGAAGATAGATTAAAAGCTACATTAATAACTTCTTTACAAATTTTTAAGAACAAATTACTTAGGAATGCTTATACTAGACAAGCAGAATTTAACCAGGAATTAACTTCATTTGAGGAATTATTTGATAATAGTAAAGAAGATAAAGATGATAACCAAGAAAAGGATATTATTGAAAATGAACCAGAAGAAAATAATTTCTCTAATATGCTCCATGAATATATGAGAGAAAAATTAACCCCTGATGAATATCTGATATTTGTTACAGAATTGGACCCTCCAATGTTTCTCAAAGAAAAAATGAAAGAAGCTCATGGTAAATTATCAACCTTGAATTTAATTGAATACTTTGAATTACCAAAAACCCAAAGAGCTGCTGATTATATAAGCAATATGAGAACCCATATTAAGAATACAATTAAAGAAGCAAAGGAACATTTTTCTAAACGCTAAAAGAGGGCAACTTGGTCACCCAAATTACCCTCACCATCAACTCAACTATGGTAACAAAAGAATGAGTTATAATTGTTCATCTATTTCAATCAGTGAATTTACTAAAGAATCCACTAATCTGGAATTAATGATTTTATCTTTTAGAAGTATTACTTCTTCTTTATTATCCTGGAATAACCATTCTATTAGAACAGCATAATAGTTTCCCATTAATACTGTGAAATTACTTTCCTTATCTGGGTCACCATCAATATAATCTGCTCTTGCATTTATACCGGGAAAATCCTTTTTTAAATTATTAAAAATAACGGTTGCAAATTTATCAGAAATGGTTTGCCCTTTTGAAGTATAAATTTCAAACCCTTTTGCATTTAACCATTGGGTACCATCCCCAGCAGCATTATTATGCAAACTTACTAGAAATTTATATTCACCAGGACTTGATTTTATATTATTTGCAATTTCTTTTCTCTTTGATAAGCCTATTTCATTTTCTGTTTCATTTGTATATTTAACTCTAAAATCATTTAGGATAAGCCTATCTTTTAGTTTTTTGCATATTTCTCTACTCCATATATATTCTAAATGGGTACCATCTGGTGAACGTTTACCTTTTACATCTGACCCATGTGCTGGGTCTAATATAACTATCAATTTTCTCATTGTGGTATTTTCTTAATATATGAAAGCTTTAGACCATTTATAAATATAGAGGTTGATTGGTCCATATTGGATATGGTAAAATCATTTTTTGGTATATATACCTGTTCAAAAATAAAATCTTCAACCATTTGAATATCATCATCTTCTACTATAAAACTTAAAACCTTTTTATTACACTTAAAGTTTGATAGATATGTAGTTAGTTCTGAAAATTCATTTCTAACTAACCTATCTATTTTTACTTTTATTTTATTTTTATCGTCTATATGGTTTTCTAGCCTTATTCTAAGAATGTAATATTTAATTGCTTGACTTAAACTATTAAAATTTCTTCTCACTATTACTTGAGCTTGTGAAGGACCAATATCCCCTTCTGCAGAAGTTTCAAAATATTCAGTAGTTTTGACAGCTGCTCCATATATGGTATTTAATTTGCCAGATAATACAAATATTTGCCATATAAACAATATTACAATTATGATTATAAAAATCATAAATACACCAAAGGCTACTCTTAATGCACCAAAATCATTTGCAGCTTGGGCAATTCTAATAGAGGAATCAGTAACTTTATTAACTGATTCAGTTAAATTGTTAAGGTTTTCAGTTTGAAGTAGGATGGATAACATAATTGGGTCAATTTTGTTGAGGTTCTATTTCTATTGGTATAATTGTAGGTATTTCTGAAATTAATTCTATGGTATCTTTTGTGAATGGTTTTACATTTACTGGTATGTATTTATTGAGTAAATTGACAAAAGCATTTTTTACATTATCTATATTATCCTGAATAGCATCATACATACCTTTTGGAATATAGATATTGGCTTTTATAGTAGTACATGATGTACAATCACCATACGGATATAATCCTTTCCAATCACCATAGTATTCATTTTCTCCACTATAAGTACTTATTACGTCCTCGAATACAGCGCCTATAAGTCTATAGTTAATACCAGGATTATTACTTGGTTTATTACTATATCCGTCCTCGAATAGAATTTCTTCTAATTCAAATCTTACTCCATAAAATCTACCAAGTATTGTATAAAAATCCTGAGTGCACCTTATTTTATATAAAGATACTGCATATTTTAAAATACTTCTAGTATCTGCTTTTGGAAATCCATCTGGAGTATTTAACCAACTAGCTACATTTTCTTTAGTAAAAGGTACACCTTTTACTAATACCCCATAAGCATAGGGTATATAATCAAAATATTCCCAAAAATAATTCAGAAATATATCAGGGGTAACATCCACATCTAATATATCCATAAAATTATCTATATCTGGTATAATATCAGTATCTAGATAATTTGAACATACTTCTATGAATCTTTCCAGAATACCTTTCCCATTCTTATCTTTATAAGTATCATAATCCTTATAATAAGCTGGGAATAAATTAGGAAATACCCATTGTTTAAAACTCTTAAACGACTTCATTTATTGATAAGGTTATATTTTGATTTTCTATGATTGGAATTTGATAGGATAATGGATATAAATCCTGATTCATAGGTAATAATGTTAATTCATATTTATCATTTTCACCATAATCCAGATTTTCTGATGGTTTATTTATAGTGATTTGAAATATTATTTTTGTTTGGGTTTCTAAATCTAATACATTTATCACCTCCCCATAAGAACCATTACCTAATATTCTATTATCTGAACCTTCCCCATAGAATTTTTGTATTAAAACATCGTAATGTTTATTAGCAAAAAATGCATTTACTATAACTATATATTCTTCACCAGTAGTAACTGGATTTATGTTTTGAACAAAATATGAAATATTTAATGGTAAACTCGTATTTTTTTGGGGAATTGGATATGGTAATTGATATAATTTATTTATGGTAAGGTAATCAACCATACTTTGATTATCAATTAAAGCATATATATCTGATAATCTTACTGGTTTGTTTATATCTGAATTATTGTAATCATAAGCTGTAGTTAAAGCTTTCTTTACTTGATTTGAAATATCATTAGATTTAAAGGATTTTTTCCCAGTTATGGTTATATCCAAAAATACTTGTGATTTATGGGTAGATAATACTTCTATGCTAGTAGTAATTACTTTACTTTTGGATATTGTTTTTTCAACAGAATCTAATAATGCACTAGAAGCTTCCCCTCCACCATCTGGGGTTATATAAATTTCTACATATCTTCCGCAAACATAATTTGCATAAGCTTTATCTACCCCACCAACCATTTTGGCAATAGCTTCAAAATCTTCTTTAGTAATTGCTACTCCAAGGGTTTTTATTGATAAAGGGATATGATTCTTTAACATATTAAAAGTTTCATAGTCAGAACCACCAGTAGCTGGGATTACATTATTAATTGTAATCTTACTATCTATAACTTGAATATCTTGTGGTACAGTAGTAAAATTATTGGTAGCTATATTACCAGCTGAACCATAGGTTAATGAATATGAAGCTTCTATGGTTGCATTATATTCTGGTTTCATACCAAATTGACCATCACCAAATTTTATATATGGTCTAAGTTGTTCATCTACCTCTATCTTATATACCTTATCTCTTGATGAAGAATAAGCAAAGGTATCTACCAAAATCCAGGGTTCATCATTGATATACAGATTCATTGAACCTTCTACATATTTTTGGTCTGAGGGTATATCAGTTATATATATTATGGAATCTGGTGATAATATATTTCCTAATTGGATTCTATCTGGTACCCCAACTGATTTTTGTTGTACTAATGGTACAGTTACATAATAGGAGTCTTTATACCAAATAACAGTTTTTGTGGATATCCAGGTTTTACCATCTGAAGATGTAAATTCAGTATTTAATGGAATTGTTATATCCTGACCAATTGGAGTATCATCATTCTTATATAGAACAACATCTACTGTAGCTGGAATTGCGGATTTAATATGATAATCTACTAGTTTGGCATGTTTATATAAAGAAGAATATCTTCTAGCAGTTGGAAGAAATGCTTCTCTTGCCATATTATCAATATAATAATGAATTACTTCTGCAATAGCTGCAAAAATGGATATTATGATTACAAATATATTCCCTTCACTATAATCAGTTATTTCTGGGATTTGTAACCTTAATTCGGATATTAATTTAGCCTTAATATCATTAAAAGACCTTTGATAGGGATTTAACCAATTATTACTAGTTGACATTGATGGTATTATTTGATGGATTATATTCAAAATTTAATTCACTTATTGAGGTTTGATTTTGGATTGAAAACCTAATTTGTATATGGATTTTATCATATACTCTTTCTGATTGAACATCTAAGGCTGTTATCCTTGGTTCCCAGGAAACTATGGAATTTTTCACAAAGGTTTTTATCATAAAGGATAAGGCTTGAGTATTTGGTTCTTCAATACACTCCCACACTCTAGACCCAAAATATTCTTGCCTTATCCTTTGACCTAATTGATATGTGAAAAGAGAAGTAAGATTCTGTTTTATAAGATTAATATCTCCTTTTAGGTTTCTCCAAGAGATTTTATTTACAATTGTACCATCTGGTTGTACAACTTGTTCTGGGTTCCCATTTTCATCTAACACTGTGGTTAATTTTATTGGGAAATATGGACCAGTTCCTATATAGTTGAGTTGTTCTAGATTCATAATATTAAATTATTAAGATATTGTATTACCAAATGTACCAGTTACTGGACCCATTGAAGTTACTAGACCAGTAGTATATGTAATGGTAGCACTTTTAATAGCATTAATAATGGCATCTGCCAATTTATCTGATACTTTATCTAATGCTCCATCCCTATCATCATTTGCTTGATTCATTACTTCTGTAAAAGCAGATTTTATTTCTGATTTAATTGTTTGTTTTACTAACATAATTTCTATTCCTCTAAATAATTATCAAGTGAATTCTTAATATCAGTAAAAGTTTGTGCATTTATTGGGGTACCAGAAGGACCTACTCCAGTAGTTACTGTTAATTGAAGTATAGCATCTAATATTTGGGTTAATGTTTTCTTTAAACTAAAATCATCACCAAAATTAAATGTAAAACCTTTTTGGGTCATTTTAAGACTTGGTCCTTCTAATATTGATATATTTACTTTGGAGTTAGTTTGTATATAAAGCTCCCCATCAATATCTTTTATAAATATCTTGTTACCTTCTGGGGTAACCAATCCTATTGAATTATTATCTTTTAAATCATCTGGGGTTTCTCCAGTTGCCCAACCATGATAAGACCACAATGGTTTAAATGGGTCACCATTTTCAAATTCCACATATACAACTTCTCCAATACGTGGGGTTATTAATTTAATCCCATAATTTATACTACCAAAACTAGTAGATTTTGGTAAAGCTATTACATTTATACCATTTTGTATTGATGGGATATATAGGCTAAGTCTATTCATCCCAGTATCATCTTTATTATTAGTTACAACTCCACGATATACGGAGTAAAATCTACCAATATACTCTACTCCATACCTTTGTATAATTTCAACTAAATTTGACGACATATTTATTAGTTAAAATAATGAATTTATCATAAAATCATTTTCACTATCAATTTGTTTTGTTGGATAATCATATTGTACACTAGCTTCAGATGTATCTACAGTAACCGATATACTACCATCTGGATTTACTTCCCCAATAATATTTTTATTGGGATTATCTTCTGATACCTTTTCTACACTAGCTTCTAGTCCCTCAGATACACTCATATTTCTAATTTGGTCTTTTGTCCAATTTTTTGACCATTTAGAAATTTCACTTTTAATATTTTTCAAAAAATTATGAGTTGATACTTCTGAGCTTACTACTACTCTATTGAGTAATTTATTTTCCTGAACAAATTCTATATCACAAGTATACCCACCTCCTTGGGTTATATTATGAGTTACTTTTTTTGAGTACCATTTACCAGAATACAAACTAGATACATTTTGTATTATAAAATTCATAGATGATTCAATGGTTGGGTCACCTAATACAGTAGCAGAGGCAGTTATTTGATTTGTTGTACTATTTTCCAAATCATTACCCATTGCTACACCACTATCAAGTGCACCTTGATTAATAGCTTTTAAACCATCTACTTGAAAAGTTATTTCATACAAATCATACAATACTTGTTTATTATTTTCTTCAAATTGTGGGATACCCATCTGGATTAATTTTAACCCATAAGGTTCATCATTTGATAATATCAAATCCCTATTTTTTCCTGAATATTCCCATTCTCTTACATAATCTATACCTCCACCACCCCTATTTATATCTGGAGCTCTATAATTATCTGACCTAACTAAAAATTGCCTTTTAACTTGTAAATATGGCATTTTATCTACAACCCCATGTAATATATCAGATATTGATTTTTCAGAAGCATTTTCATTAAGCCCATTTTTATGTTCTAACTTGGTTTTAAAGTTTGCTTTAAGTTCTGTTACAAAATCTTGAAGTTCTTTTTGAGTGAATACTACATTATCCCTTGATTTACTAGTACCCTCATCCACACTATTATAATGGGGTATATTCTTATATGGGTTAATATAATCACCCCTTAATTTACCATTAGGCTCTTGAACTACATCCTTAGCTGAATTATTATTTTGAATAAGAGAACCAGTATAAGTATCATAGGCATTAAAATAATACCCCATACCAATGGTAGAATAAGTTTGCATAGGAACCAAACTACCTTCATACTCCTTTTTTAAATATAAAACTGATTCTGGGGTATTTACAGCCTGTTCAGATTTAGTTTTAATGGTTTTATCTTCTGGTGATACTTCTGAACCTTTAGTTACAGATACTGTTTTCTTTATAAACTTAGATTCTACTGAAAAATGTAATAATTCCCCATTACCACCATAATATGTATATATTTTAGATATTGGTCTATTGTACTTTCTATTATGAATCTCCAATTTACCATCTCTACCATCCATATAATATGGCCCATTTGGTATATTATTTATCAAATCGTGAAATTGGGACCATATATTTTTACTTGTACCTTTAAGTATACGAGAAAAGTTATATTTCTGTTGTATATTTATATACCCAAATTTATTTGGAAATAATTTAATCATTTCGTCCATTCTATTATATAACTTTTCTCGTTCCTCTTCACTTATATTAGGATTTATTTCAAATAAAACTACTGGTATATAATCTTGATAATTAATGGATTCCTTTTGCTCTAAAAACTTATAAGTGGGGTAATCTGAATTAACTCCTTTTTTACCATTACCTAATACATAATTTCTACCAACTACACCAGATTTAGATACAGTTTCATAATCTGATACTTGACTTGGGTCTACTACTTTATAAAATTTTTTGACTTCTATAACATCCTGACTTTTATAATCATTTATGGTAAAACTTTGGTCATTTGGTAAACCAGATACTAAACATTTAACATATTCAGAGAATAAATAACCCTCAGAATTATTTTTATAGTAATTTGATGGTGTATTTTTTAACATTATGGAAGAATCAGCTATATCTAAATCTATCTCTACACCATTACTAGTAAATTCAACTTTTACTCCTATTATGATAACTTTTCTTACTGGTCCACAAAAAATGGAGGATTCTGATAATACCCAACCCCATTGTAACCTTAACCCCATTTGATAACCAAGAGCTGATAATGATATTAAATCTGGGTTATTACATATAATATGGATATTACCATTATCTTCTCGTTCCTCATCATATACATAGGTAAATGATGTAATTAGGTCTCCAATTGGTAAACCACTAACTGGGTCTATAATTGGGTTACCCTTACTATCAAATACAGATATATATGGAGTACCAGTACCATTTAATAAAATATTTTCACTATCTTCCATGATAATCTAAATTGATGGTATATAAATTTCCATACCCTCTTCTAATTCAGTAAATGGATTAAATATACTGTTAATATCAGCTATATAAACCCAATAACCAGAATCACCATAATATTGAAAAGCTATACTTTGTATAGTTTCCCCTTCTTTTACTGTATGTACTACAGTATTTTTTACTCTTTTATTTGAATTCCTCTCTAATATAATATCACCATTATCAAATAATATGGCTACTGAATCAGAATATGGATTAAAATCTGCCATAATTAAAAGGGTTTTAATTCTGTTGGAATAGTAGTTTTTGGTATATTATTAAAAGTAGGTATATTACCAGATATTGGTATTGGTATACCCATAATTTCATCTGAATTTACTTTTTGTAGTTTTTCTGGTGAACATATATCAGCATGAGTAAGGTTTTTATTAGTTACCCTTTTAAATACTAATGTTTGAGTTGCTAAACTTGGTAATAATCCAAGATTTATTGATTTATTTATACTATTTATAAAATCACCCTTAACATTATAGAAATTACTATTATACCTATCTTGAAAATTATTTAATCTATAGCTTGCAGAATAAAGAATAAATAAATCATTATCAAATATACCAGAAGAACCCCAAGAAATTTTTAAAGTTGGGGGTGATTGTCTATACCCATTTGCTTTGGACCAAGATTCTAACAACCTACATTTAGTTAAAATATCCTCCCTATTATTTGGGTCACTAGAATACCATGATACATCAAATGATATTGTATCTTCACCACCAGTATAAACCATAAATGGGTTATTTCTACCCATGGATTTTACTGCTACCCAACTTGTTTGGGTATCTACTGATATTTCATTTGGTCTATTCTGAATAACAATAGATACTGGGGGACTTATATTATCATTTATTATAATGATATTATTTTTGGGTATTAGGGATTTTCTAAAAAAATCCCTTGCACTTTGTTCTAATTGGGTAGATAATATACCTGGATTGGATTTACTATTATTGATTTTTAATTGTGTATTTACTAGTGAATTTTTATCTGGGGTAGTTAATCTTCTTAACCTAGTTTCCCCATTTTTACTAGTAGATGAAGTTGGCCTAGCTGTTTGTAAACCTATACCAAAGGTATCTTTTATATCCCTTATAACCCCACCAAGTTCATATTCTAGAAAATTTATCTTTGGGAGCTTAGGGTTTGCCCTATTAGTAAGTAATGTAGCTCTAAGAGCTTTGTTATCTAATGGGCCTAAACCATTATTTGTAATACCAGCAATAGCATTATTTATTTTGGCAGATAATTTATTTCTTGCTGAATCAACTATATTGTGTACTAAACTAGCCATAAATCAATTAATTTACCCAACTTTTATACCATTTGTTTGATTTGAATCATCATTCAAATCCACAATTTTTCTAGTAATTTCCTTACCATTCAAATCTTCTAACCTAAGGATTAAAGTTTGATTACTTGATTTTTTATTGAATTTTTCTATGGATTCTCTCAACAATCTTACTTCACCAGCTAAATCCAAACTTTTACCAGATGCCAATCTCTCTTGTTCTGTAGCATATTTACCAGCTAGGGTATTTACGGAATAAGTATTCTTTTTTACTTCTTCAGTATTCCCCTTTATGGCATTAGCAACCATTTTAATTAATGGCCATATTATGGTAAGACCAAGACTAACTAAACTTAATACACCAAATAACTTTGAACCAAGACCTAATAATTTTCCCCAAGTAGATTGGGTACCAGTTGTTGTAGCACCAACTCCAGTTCCAAAAAATCCACTAACAACTTGTTTACCAGTACCATGGGTTTCTGTATACCTAATAGCATCCCTTTCTTTCATAAAAGTTCCTTTACCTAACCCCGTAACTGATTGGTCATAAGACCTCCATCTCTTAGTTCTTTGGTCATATACTACACCACCAACTGGAGTCCCAAGATGTTTAGCCATAGAAGCATAATATGGTAACCCATAAGTAGTTTGAGCATTTAATAACCCTTGTAATCTCATATAATTCTGTAAATCAAGGGTAGCTCCTTGCCAACCACCTCTGATTAACCTGAACATATTAGTAAATCCAATCTGGGTATCACTCCTTAATAACCTCCATTTGGTAATTAGTTGAAGTACCTTGGTTCCAACTAATCCAATAAATGTGGATAATACAAATACTTGGGAAGCAAAAGCCCCAACTGGGGTGGTTACAAATTCCCTTACTGCTTCTATAATTTGGGATATGGTATTTAATATTGGCATTAACGCTGGACCAATTTGTTCTGTAAATGCCACCTTTAAATTCTCCCATGCAGATGATACCTTATCTATAGAACCAGCTAAAGTATTCATTCTTTTATCAACAATATCTTTTGCAAATCCTGCTGAATTATTCTGGATTTGGTCTAATAGATTCCTATATCCTTCTAGGTCATTCATAATAGCATTTGCTGCTCTTTGACCTCTGACACCAAATATAGCACCAATAGCTTTACCTCTATCAATTGATGGTAAATTTTCAACCCCTTTGCTTATTTTTTCCATGATGTCACCAAAGTCTATAAGGTCTCCTTGGGCATCCACAAAATCCTGTTGAGATAATCCCATTCTTTGTAAGAATGAATAGGCATCAGTTTTTGGGTTAAAGGCTTTTATAAGGTATCTTGCCATGTTACCTAATGAAGTACCAGCCATTGAACCTTGTATACCAGCATTACCAAGGGTACCAATCATTGCAGCTACTTCTGGAAGTTCCTTCTTTAACATAACCATATCAGCTGCAGAATATTTAATGGATTCTGCTAAATCTGTCATGGATATATTTGCAGAAAGTGTTGCTTTGGTTAACTGGTCTCCAACTAATTCTGAAGCACCATCACCTACAATTTTAAAGGTCTTCATAACATTGGTAATTAAGTCTGCAGCTCCACCTTTACCACCAAGTTCCATACCAGTAGCATTGGCTACATAAGCTGCACCCTTAATCATATCATTAACCTGTTCAACTGTATTACCAGCCATTGCTAGATATTTCATACCAGAAGCAATATCTTGGGAACCAAACATGGTTTCAAGACCCAAGGATTGAGCAGTTTCCGATAGCATTTGTAATTGCTCTCTGGTAGAACCAGTAATAGCTGATACAGTGGTCATGGTATCAATAAATTCAGCACCTTGTAATACTGTATTAGTTATTCCAGTAGCAACATTTAAAAAACCATTATATACATTACCAAGAATACTATCTGCAGTTTGAAGATTTGCTGTTACTGCTTCCTTAGCTTCATTATGAAGTCTTCTAATTGCAGCAGAAGCATCTTTAGCTTGATTGGAGAATCTATCTTGAAGTACTAGAGCAATACCTATTTCCAAGGAATTACCTCTTAGACTTCCACTGGTGACATAAGCCATGATATTGGGGGTTATTTTTTATTTAGAGAACCAAAATAATCAGACGCCAATTTTAATAATTTTAATCGACGTCTGATTGGTAAATATAACAATTCAATAAAACTGATTCTTATTTTTGCTTGATGTAGGTAAAAGAAATCTCTCTCTAAATCTCCCCCGGATAGAAAAAATCCTTGATAGCCATGATATTAATATCAGCTGACATACCATTATGAGGATTCATTAGAGTACAAATCCCTGAGAATTCAGGGTCTATAGCTTTTACATTAGTTCTTATCTCTCTCATATCCTTCATTGAGAATAAATGGAAAGAAGATACTTTTTCCCATTTTCCATCTACTAATAGGCACAAATTCCTTGCTACTAGAGCTTTATTTTGAGTTCTTTGTTCTAATGGTAAATTAACTAAATAAGATTCACTAGCTCCAGTTAATAAATCAAATTTAACCTCTTTACCAGATGATAATGAAAAAGCTATATCTTTAGTTTTATCTTTTAAAGGATATGGTTTTATAGCATTTGGTTTACTAGCCAAAGTATCATCATCAATTTCCTTTGAATAATCAAATAGGTATTCATCCAATGGTTGGCAATAAGTACTTTTTCCTCCCCCATCAGGACCCCAATCATATTCAAACTCTAAGTCTTCCCCATTAGATAAAATCCTGGATTTTATTAGGATTGCATATCTATCTAATGATGGCATCATATGAGCTTGTTCTACTGTTAATTTTCTATTAGTTGTAGAGTTGGTATCAATTACTATACCAGCTATAAATCTTGAAATATTTATTAATGTTGAAGCTTCTGATGGGTTTGATAAAATATCATCATCTGCTCCATTTTGTTCCCTAATGGTATATTCATATCCAGAGGGTGCTGTAAATGTTACATTGTAACCTGTTAATTCTTCTTTTTCCATGTTGTGTTGAGTTTAAATGGTTATAAAAAAAACAAAGGGAGAACCCAATAATATATGAGCCCTCCCTTTTTCATAAAAGCAATATTATAATTTATCACAAGTACCTACTGAGAACTCTATTTCTTCAATTGAATTATCAGAACTCATACGGTCTAATTCTTGCCCATTTACTCTAGTGGGCCATACTTCAGTTAATACCCATTTATTTAGAACTGATACTCCATCTTCTGCTAATTCTTTTACAATTACGGTTTGCCAATATTGGCTAGGAGTTAAACCACCACCATTAATCATATCCTGAACTGAGAATAACCAATCCCAGAACCAGGTATCAGAACCAGAAGTAGTTTCAAGTTTCTGAGCAGTCATGGTACCTACTGAAATTCTACCACCAGTTTTAACTGAACGGTTTACATCCCCATGCTCTACTTCTTCTATGGTAATCTCAGGTAAAGTTACAGTCTGAAAAAGATAAGCATTTATTGGATGTGAAGGAAATTCTATGGACCATAAAAATTTCTTTCTTGGATTTTTTACTTGAGCTGGCATAATCTTATATCTTTAATAAATTTACTCTGCTGATATGTTTACATCTTTTGATACAGAATCAATTACAATATCCATGGTTACTTCTTGCAAGGGAACAATCTCTTTATATTTCAATATAATATGATATTTTCCCTGTCTTACATCAGCTTCATTATTTACTACCAAATCATCATATGATTGAGCATCTTGGTCACCCATCCAGGTATATTCGGTAATAGCAGTACCAATTAAGTCATCAAGAATTTTCTTGGCTTCATAATAGATACTTTGCCAAGTAGACCAAGTATTGGGTTCTTCCAAATAACTTTCAAGAATAGGTCTTAGATTCTTTTTTAGATAAAGATTCAATCTTACAATTGAAAGGAATTTTTCTGAATCCGATTTGGGATTAGAAGTAAACCCATGCCAAAGCATAGTTCTTTTTCCTTGGGTTCTAGTATCTTTTATTACAAAAAGATTGCAATACCATTCTGCTAGTTTTTGAAGTTCTTCTATTTTACTAGGTCCACCCAAATTTTCAGTTACGGGACCCAATGCAGAAGCAATTACCCCCCTATTCATACCAGAGAATGAATACCAAGGACCATATTGAGAAGCAGAAGCATCACCCAAACCAATTACTGAACCAAGAAGGTCACAGTTTTGTAAAGCCCCATTTGCATCATAATATTTAATACCACCAGCAAAATATGCAATATTTTTAGCATACCCAATCTGTGGTACTAAAGTTTCTAATTGATTTATGATACCATCAGGAGTTTGTACTTTTCCTTCTGAATCATATTTGGGAACCTCTACATATAATACAGTTTCAAAATTTGCAACTACATCTTTTGCAATTTCTACATAGGCAGATTTCCAACCATTGGGGTCTGGGTCTACTCCAGGTCCGGGGGATTTAGCTTTTACCATATCATTTTGATGAATATGGGAAACTATTAATTGGTAGCCATCTGAATAACTCTTTAAAGCTTCATAAGCTTCAACCCAAGTAGCAGCACTTGATTTACCACCATTATCACCTTCATTTATAATTACTAGTGGTGATGAAGCAGTACTTATTGCTGTATTATCAAATAATACTGAACCTTGCCAATTAGAATAACTAGCAATAGTAGAAACTACCCCATTAATACCTTGAGCTTTTAGCTTATTATTAAACTCATCATCAAATGATGCTGTTGATTCATCTGAAGCTAAAACCAATTCTATATTGGGTGTATTGTTAATAAAATCCTGTAAAACCTGGGATTCTACAAATACACTTGAAGAACCAGCTTTTGAACCAGAGAAGAATTGATTAGTGGATATAATATCTTCTGCAGCTATTTGCATTTGATAATCATGTTCACCCTCTGGGTCATTATCAATGGTTGTATAAGCTTTAAACTGCTGGAAATAAATTTTTGTAGTAGGTCCTTCTTGGGCATAAAATCTACCATAAAAATTTCTATTTAACCCATAACCAGTATCATCAAGAATTGGGCTACCCGCTTCTTTAGTATTGATATTTAATATCATTGATATAGTATCATCACTATTTGGGTCTTCCAATTTGATTGTTATTTTGGTTTGTGAACCTGTTGAACCTTCACCTGTTGTAGAACTGAAGGTATAGGTTTTAGCTTGTCCTTTTGCTACAGTAGTTTCTGCACCAGCTACTCTTGATACCCTAATCTTTGAACCTATTTCAAAGGCTTTCATAATATTAGAAATAGAACCATCAGGAACTATTTCTTCCCCATACACCCTTTGGAATTGGGTATAGGTTGAAAAAACCTCATCTGGTTGATTAAAAGGACCCTTAGTAGTACGAGCCATTACATGGGATACCCCTAATAACGGTACAGATTGCTGTACATTGTTGTTTTGAAAGTTGAATTCAACTCTAGGTGTATTAGGCATACTTTTTATATTTTGGGATTAATAATTTGTTTATTTTGAAACTTCTATTAGGTTATATCCATAATTTTCTAATAAAAGTGTTATATCTGTAATAGGTACAAGGTCTGCTTTTTCTGTAATTTCATTTATTACACAATCCTGAATAATGAATTGGTAAACTTTCTCTAATAACCCAAAATCTAAATTAGGAATATCAAAGAAGTTTACCAATTCCAGAAATATATTACCAGAAAATAAAAATTCATCTACATTATAAGGTTTTAAATAACCCCTTTGTGGGATACTATAAAACATTACCTGATGTAATAATCTTAGGTCTTCTTGGTTATTAGCTATTAGATGTATATCTATAAATTGGTCTATGGTTTCGTATGGTTCTTCCGTTGCTGTAAATCCTATTCCTTCCTCTTTTTGTATAAGTAACTTAGGTAAACCAATTCCACCAGGGTAGAAACCCCTTGCATTAACTACTATCCTTGGAGTAAGTTTCTTATCCTTGGATTGATTATTCCCAGTACCAAATACCCAAATATATTTATTTAATTTATCCATATCTTCTTTAAACCTTTTTTGGTTTTCAATACTTATGGGTAAATAATTATTTGGGTCTAGTGAATATCCAAGTTTTATAGAAGCATTAAGCAAGGCTTGATATATTGACCTTTCTATGATTTCTTGTGAATTTATCATATTTATTACCTCCATCTAACTTGGTTGGCTCTTATACCAAAACCATATAATTGTTTTCTGATATTTTTTATAATCATTGACCTTAGTCTATCTTTTCCACCAACTGCATTTATTGCAGGATTCCATAATGGTCTTGGTGGTATAGTTCCTGATGATTTACCTCCACCTCTTCCACCGGTCCCATATTCAAGAATTCTTGCTAATTCCCCAAGAGTTATACCACCTGATGATGACCTTCCTTTTGACCTTGGTAATCCAACAAGTGTTTTATCCTTGTATTTGAATAATCCTATTGCCCTATAATAAGTACCAGTAAGGTAATAAATTGGGTGTTCCCCATATTTCTTTGTAGTGATAGGACTATGAGGTTCCCAATTTATACCTGTACCTTTTGGAGGAGTTCCAGTAGCTATGGAAAATAATACAATCTTTAATAAATCCTTTGAAAATTTATTTACTGCTGTATCATACCCTTTTTTAATACTGGGTCCAAGATTATCAACTAATTCTATGGCTTTATGCCAATCACCATATAACTTTATTTCTATTGGAAGGTTACCAATTGAAGGTATTGATAAATGTGGTATTTTTTTAGCCATAGAAGAGTTTTACTTTTAATGTTTATATAAAAACCTAGCAACTAAATACCCAGCTACTAGAGAACAGGTTGACCATAATATAAGTAATAATGATTCCCATATTGGAAGATACTTCCAAAGGAATGCAACTACTATAAACATGGCTATTAAATAGATAATTAACCAAAAGTATGGTGATTTAATCCACTTTTTCATAAGTTATAATATATTTTGATTATAAACTCTCCATTACTTCTTTGTTAGGATTAGGTAATAATACAGTACCAATAATGATTAAGTTAAAACCAGCCATACCACTACCATTTTCACTTTTTACTAGACTTACTTGATATCTTACCCAACAATTATTTAAACTTGAAACCATCATTTCTATTTCGGTAAGATTACCATATATACCACTTATTCTATGGGGAGTACTCCATTCAACTGTACCACCCACTCCATTACTTCTTGGAATATATATTACTGAATCCTGGAGCGAACCCAGGTTCGCTCCCCAATTAGTGATATTAAGTATTATGGTTTTAATTGATGAATTAGTTATAAAACTTACATTATTACCAGTTAATGTAACACTAGCAATAGTATTACTAATTAGGTTATAACTTGATAAAGCTTTATAATTATTGGATAATGAAACTATTGATGAATAATTATTTGATGCTTTACTTAAAGCAGATTCCGCATCACTCATAGCTTCAACTGCTTTATTATTAGCATTATTAGCTAATTCATAAGCTGCAAGAGCATCATTTTTATTCTGTGTAATTCTTTTATCTAATTCAGTATACCAATTAGTTTCACTACCAAGATTAGCAATATCCATTAGAGTTACACAATTGGCTGCTGATACCTGGATTCTTTCAGTACCAACTGGGGTTACTTGGTTAAATGTTGATATGTCTTTAAATTCTGGCATAATATTTTATTTTTTATGGTTAATATTTATAGGAAGCTTTATTATCATCATATATACTCACATTACTATCAAATGTGGCTACTATACTATTATCTGTTTGTTGTAATACTTGTAAATAAGCTATTGGTTGATTGTTATCTACTTTTTCTGATATTCCTTTGAATCCAATAACTTTTACTCTTTGAATACCTTGGGTATTTTTATCTGAAGTAACCAAGACTTGGTCATTTTCCTGTATTTTAGAAAAATCAAGATAAAAATATTGATTAGTACCATCTCCCCATGGTATTGATATTTTTAATTCCATAATATTAGGATTGTTTTACATATTGGGAAGAAGTATTTGAATATAAGGATTTTTTGTTATCAAATGTGGCTACTACTCTTGTATTGTCAACCTGTTGTGTAACAAGTAAGGAAAATTTTACTTGTAAATCTGGGTCTATATTTGGTGAATTAGTTTGGATTGTAATTATTAAATCCCTTGGTTGATTTCCAAAATTAAAATCCGAGGTTATGTTTATGGTTTGGGATTTTTCATTAGGATTATAATTAACATATACCTTATCCCCAGTACCATCATTCCATGGTATTTCTGCAATAATATTGGAACTTGCTTTTGCTTTCTTTGACATAATCCTTATTAGGAAAAAATCCAGGTGGGTTTTGAATTCCACCTGGATTGTTGATTAATCTTTTTAAGAAACTGTGAATGTAGTATTGGTAGTAACTTGTACTTGTACTTCTGAACCATCTTGAGGTACATCGATAGAAGTAGGAGATACTTCCAAAGTCGGATCACCAGCAGTTTGATTAAGAGTAAGAGTAGCTGATACACTGGAACCACCAGCTCCTTCTACTGTAATCTGTTGGGTTCTTGCATCTACTGTCTCATTTTCAACAGCATTTAAAGTTAAAGTGAAGGTATACTGAGCAGTTGCTCCAGGGTCACCATCAATAGCAACACCATTTACAGTATTAGAACCATTTGCCTGATATTCAATTGAAGAAATATCTTCTGTGATTATATCACCTGCACCCTTTTTAAAGGTAAGTTTTTGAGAGTTTGATTTACCAGTAATAGTAACTACTCCACCAGCTTTATCAACTGCAGGTGAACTATTATCAAAACTTACAAACTCCTTTTTGGGTAATAGATTTGCAGTAAATTTCTTGGGTTCTGAAACTCCAGGAGCTGTTACTGTAAATTCTGCTGATTGTTTAACACGGTTACCACTATTGGGTGTTTGTGCTTTTACTTTTAAAGTAGTATCCCCACTACCTGTACTAGGATTTACTACTATACCTTTTTTGGTTACTTCTGCCATTTTTTTATTTATTTATTCCACAGAAAAAGTTGTATTTGTGTACACTTGATTAGTATCTTGAAAATTGTTTTGTTCAGATAAAAATACACTTAGTTTCTCAAGAGAAAGTCTTGGTTCTGAATCATCATTGGTCCAAACCACTAAACCATTAAAAACAGCTTTTCTTATTTCCCTTCCATTAAAAACAATTCTTTGGATTTTTCTGTTATTAAATGAGCTTATTGGTGTTGCCATAATCTAATTCCCTACCTGAACTACAAATTTATTGGTAGTGATAATATTACCACTATCTAAATACACTAAATCAAATTGGATTTCATAGAGACCATCATTATCAAACAAAAGGTTTATTGGGATACTCAATATAGAATTTGGTTCTATGGTAAACCCAGTTGAACCACTACTGATATAAGAAGTATTTGTTCCAACTTTATTAAAATCTGAATCCTGTATAATTAAGTTCCCAGATTCTTTGGAATTATTTCTTAATAATATCCTAACCCTTTTATAGGTATTATCTGTGGGGTTTTCTAGAATTAAATTTAATATTCCAGAGTTATTCTTAATAAATTTATTCTTTATCTCTGCATTACTAAATCTTGGGATTTTTTTTTCTGCTGAAGAACGTAATACCACAGATGATACTGGTTCATATTCAAAATATAGAACATTATCTTCTTTTATAGGTGCACTATCAGTTACTACTATGGATTTTACCATATCAGAAGTAACTGAATTCTTTGGTATGGAACTTGATGATGATTGGTTCCCTCCTACTCCTATAATTAATTGTCCTGACATTTTTTTTTTACTTAATACCCATACTGTAAAGAATTTTCAGGGGCATCTTGGATTTCCGAAATTATTTCTGGGTTCCAACCAGGATATATCTTTGTGGTAATGAATTCCCCACTTCCTGCTGGTTTAACTGATAAGCTTATTGCTTCATCAGTTATATTTTTAATAAGGAAAACCTCCTTAGGTGAACCAAGCTTAAAGTTACCACTTGGTATATTACCTATTACACTTACCTGTAAACTTAGGGTAATGGATTTTCTACCTTGATTTTTCATTATTTGAATCTTTATTGGGGGTACCTTTATTTATGGGTATACCCAGAATTTTAATTAATATTCCTATCCCCATTATTGTTATATTTTTCTTGTAATTCTAAAGCTTCTTGTTCTGGAATTTCATCATAATAATCCAAATAATTATATTCATCTGGAATATATAATTCACCAGCTAAAACAATACCATTTCTGATATCCTTATTTACAAATAGGAATCCTTCTTTTGCTACTAAATGTTTCATACTATCTATTTATTACCCAATTTTTATTGATGGCTATTTTCAAATCTTCTTCTGTTAATTCTGAAGCATAGGGACTGCCAACTAAATTCATAGTTCTTGTTGGTTGTCCTGTAAAATCTGGTAATTGATTAAATATATCAACTATAGCTTCTCTACTTATAGCAGTATAACTTAAACTAAATACATTTGTATAAGAATTATTATAAACAAAAGGAGATTCTTTACTAAATTTAATACCTTTAATACTTGAATGCGTTATTGAGATATTTAACAGTTTACAACCTGGTATATTTAAAATAAATTCTGGTAAATACAAATGAAATACTTGGCCCATTGTAGTACCTCTTTCAGAAAGACTACCAAAATCCTCTGGAATATATAATTCCTCTAAATTATGGCAATCATATAAAAAGTACCCAGCATTGTAAATATAGGGCATAGAAGGTGGATAGATTAATTTCTTTAACCTATAACAACTATGGTTAATATCATATACTGAATCACCTAAATATGGTTCTCTTGGATATATTAATTCCTGCAACGCATAGGAATAATAACCAAAAGTTGGTAAATTCCCAGCAAATGGTTGCCCAGGGGTATTAGTTACCATAAACCTGTATTTAGTTAAATCAATTTTATTATAATCACCAGCAATGGACCTCATTACTAGTGAAAATGGGATTAAGGAACCTTCAATTACTTCTATCTGCTTAAACCAAGTAAGACCAAATAAACCATCCTCCCAACGAATTATTTGATTTTCATTTATATGGTCCTCTGGAAAATATTCCAATTTAACCCCCTCATCAAAAATTATTCCTCTGAAATTATTATGTAGGGTACCTTCTATAAGGGGTAATTTATACAAATATGAACCTCTTATTTTAATCCCAAGAAGATTATAATTACTTTGATAAGTATATAATATGGTTTGACCTACTCTAGTTGCATATCTTTTCTCAGTAAATATTTTATCTCCAACTGAAATAAAGGTTAAACTAGAATTTATTAGTGAGGTAAACTCATAAAATTCATTTACTCTTGAATAAAAAGATAAATTGAAAATATTTGACTTCTTAGCTTCTTCGGTATTGGTAAATTTTAATACCCAAAATTTTCGTCCTAATGAATCAAGCCCAGTTTCTTTGTAATTATTCATTAGGATAATTTGGTAATTTTTATATGTTGTTGGGGTTATTCTTTCCCCATTAATACTAAATACTTGATAAGTAGAATTATAACTAGTGAGACATATTAGGGGTTCAATATTTTTATATTGAGTAACTATAACATTTATGTATTCATCTTCTACATTATATACATAATCTCTCCATGCTGGGTCTATTACTTTCTCTACCTCATTAGGTGCTGGGATAGTAGCAGGAACTAATACCTCCTCTTCTACAGAAATTGGATTATCAGGATAAAGTACTTGTTCCTCTATTATTGGTATATCTGGAACTAATACCTCCTCTTCTATAATCATATTCATGATACAATTTCTATATTGGTATATACTGTTTTATCACCATAATCCCAAACTCCATCATTAAAATCAGAATCTGGGGTATTGAATGCTCTGGTTACTTTTAATAACCCACATTTAAAAGTATTGGAGTTTACAATCACTATAATATGATTATCTTCAATCTTATGATTGACTCTGGTATTACCATCATAACTAGCAACCAACTGATTATCCTTTGAATCTTTGTATGTAAATTTGAATTGGATATCTTTTGGGTCAATTAATACTCTTTTAGTTTCTCCACCCTCATTTTGATTTACATATAACCCTACCTTGATTTTAAAATCTGCCCAGTATGGTTGGGGTTGTATTTGGTTCTCCTCCATATCAAATTATTTCGTAAACTTTTCTACCATTGGTATTCTTTATTATGGATTGTTTTCCAGAACTTATTATGGTAGTATCTGATACATAAGATTGTAAAATATCTTCATTCTCTTGTGGGTCTTCTCTATCTAATATGATAAAGAATAAAAGGGCTTCATCTGAAGCTTGTGCAACTTGGGTATCCCCAGATGGTTTATATACCTTTCCATTTAATACAAACCTATCTTCGGACCAATTAAAATCCCAATACCCATATTTGTTTAATAAATTGTTTTCCCTTAGAAGATTAGCAGAAATATATAAAACCATATTACCATTATCCAATTCTCCAGAAATGGTATTTCTTCCAGATGATGCCCAGGTTTTAATAAAATTATATTGGAATAACCCCTCTAATTGATAAGGTACATATTTAACTCCAACATCTTCACCAAAAGCCAATGGTTGGTTTATTTTTCTTAACCATAGAAATGGTTGTTTACCAGCATCTATATCTATGAAGTTATTTATTATGGATTTATATTTATCCCAATCTTTTTGGGACATTCTGCTAATTTTTGGCATATTACCTTAATACTTCTAATGGGTCTGGACCATCCAATAATCTTGGTTTCCTTCTGTTTACCACTCTTGGTACTACAACCCTAGTTTGGTTTTCACAGATTGGTAGATATATATCTAACCTTCCTGCTAGCATACATAAATTTTGTTTCAGTATATCTATGAAACCTCCTGGTTGGGTTGCTTTGGTTATATTTGATATAAAATCTTTTTCAGATTCTGTATCATTAAAATATTCTACTTCTGTTGGTCCAGTTACAATCTTTTTTATTGAACCCCCAGATGCAGAGGATGTATCTGATGAGGAACCAGAACTTTGGGAAGAATATTCCCCCCCACATTCTGAACCTTGTGAATTATCTTTTATAATGGTTTGAGAAGTAGCATTGATTACATTTTGAATGTTTAATATCATATAATCATAAGCAGCCAATTCCATTATTAATTGATTTTCTAGAGCTTCATAATAAAGTTCATTATTAAAATCTTCTACTGGAATTTCATGATTTACTAGTGGCTGAATATATAATTGCCATTTCTCAATAAATTGTTGTTTAACACTTGATGGTACCTTTCCAAATATTGAATAGGGTATATAAGTATTAATCAACACATATATACTGTTTGATAAATGGGTTTTTACTTTATCAGATATCAAAACAGTTTTTGTTACCTTTTCTACTGGTCTATTATTGGAATCAACAATTGACATTGAAACCCTATAAAAACCCATTTTCTGATATTCATGTGTAGGGTTCAATTCAGTTGAAGTTTCCCCATCACCAAAGTCCCAGGAGTAGGTATACTCATCTGGGACTTCATATGATAGGTTTATAAAATTTGATTTTAACCCTACAGTGTTGAATATAAAATCAACTACCATAGTTTATTTTTTTTAATCTTCTGAAGGTTCTTCGTCTTCTTCCATTAAAGCTTCAACAATAGATAGTTTAGTATCTTCATCTGTTACTTCAATATCAAAAGAAGCTGCCATTGTTTTTAGGGTTTCCAAATTGAAAGCTTTGGCAATTTTTTCACTGGTCATACCAGATTCTACCATTTCTTTGAATTTTTCAATAGCTTTCTTATTATCAACCTTTACATCTTTTTTAATCTCTTTTTCAATGTTTTCATTGGTAATTACCAAATGACCACCATTGATAGCAGAACGGATTCTTTTTGAATTGTATTGTTGGGGTGTTAACTCTTTTATTTCACCCTTTTTAATGGTAATACCAGTGGATTGGTCATGGAATATATAAGCTTTTGAACCTACCTTTACTTTTGTACCCATAATTGATTTGATTTAATAAATTAATAATTTGATACCTGGTACCCATGTATATTTATGGAATACCAGGTATCTTTTATAAATGAAAAGAGTTTACTGCTCAATGTTTACAGTGATATAGGGGTCAATATTCATCCATTCAGGGAATCCATTTGTACTAAATTCCTTAGTAGAATCAATCAATATTGAAGCATCTCTGTACATCTTAGAGAAACCAGTAGTAATTGTAGCATATACAGCTTCAGTTTGATTAGATACAATCTTTTCAGATTCAATCATCAATTGACGAGCTGTAAGCTTAATTAATGCAGAACGGGGGTCTACCAATAATACATTATTTTCAGGTACCCCAGGATGAATATAGAAATCAGAGCTGCTGGGAACAGGAGTTTTCAAATTCATTGTGGATTGAGGTTGACCATACATTCTGATTTTGAATTCAGGAAGGTCAAGAATATCAATTGCTGCTGATTCATCCCCAATCAAAGTACGGAATACCCGACCAAGACGAGAACCACGAACCCAAGTTCTAAGAAGGTCTTTATAGGTAATACCTTCTGCAGTGGTATTTACTCCAATTACTGGGGCAGATTCAGAACCATCAGCTTGATTACCATTAATCAATACATCCATAGCCAAAGTATCAAGGGCATAACCCAATTGAATACCAAAGTCACGAATGAAAATTGCCATTACATCAAGTGATACATAATTCTTAACCTCTTCAGTAATTTTAAAACCTTTACCAATTTTGAAAAGTCTTACTGATTTTTGACCAAAGCTTACATCTCCAAGAGGGATAGTTTCAGCTTCATTAACTCTTGCAGGTGCAGCATCTGAAGGGTTAATCATAGGCATGATTGCTTGAAGCCCATTGATTGCTTGGTCAGAAGAAATAATATTGGGATAGAAAGGAGCTTCCTTAATACCCAAATAAATGGCATCACGGATAATTTCAGGAACAATCCAACGGATATTTGGGTCAGGCATTGTAAAGATATTCTGCATTGTATCTTTTTTGGGATTAATGCCAATCTTATCATAATAATCCTGAATTGACAACCCATAACGGTTTGTTACCAATTCACTAAGTGAAATATCAACAGGTCTTTGATTTTGGTGACCAGCACGGGTAGCATCCAAAAGTTGTACAATTGACCTCAACTCTTTGGTGAAGTCCTGTGCTTTCATTTTAGTTACGTCTTCCATATTACTTTTTAATATTTTTTATCGAACCATTACTGCAATTAAATCATTGATAGCTGCTGCAGTATTTAAATTAACAAATTTGGGATTAGCTTTTGTTGTTGAAGCTCCTTCATCATCTAACATATATGTTACATATATGCTATCTTCATCAAGTTTATTGGGAAGTACAGCACCACATGTAGGCATTTCTTCTCCAGCTACTCCATATACAATAGCAAATGCTTCTACCATTACTGTTACTTCAGGAATTTTTTCCCCAACAGGATAAGCAGGGTATTGAGTATCAGTAACAGCAATACCCAAATAAATACCAGTACCAAAATAAGCTTGAATAGTACCATCAGTATTCAACTGTACTGGTTGACCTTGAAGTATAACCTCATCTTTTTTTACAGGAAATGCCTGATGTAATTTATGAGATTCACTTTTATAAATTACTGTTTGTTTGGTTTTACTCCCAACAGCAGTCATTGCTTCGGGATTTACATAGGGCATCATAATCTTCTTATATTATTTTAATTTAGAATCAGCTATATTTTTGATAGTAGAATTTAAATCCTCAGAATTTTTAGTTTCTTCTGTAGATTCATCATCTTTTGTTACTGAGGAAGCTCTGCTTACATTTTTAGAACCACATTCTTTACAAACAAGAGGGAATTTTTCTTCTAATTGTAAATCATAGGTTTTGGTAAGTGATATAAGAGTCTCAATACTTGTAGTATTGGATTCCAATAAAGAGATAATATTTTCATCTACTTTATCTTCACCAACAAGCTTTTTATAGGAAGAAATTGCATTATTTCTTACCTCAGTTAAATGGTTAGTACCAATAGTTACCATCAATTTATTTGATTCAATGGTTTCTTTTAAGGTATTTATTTCACCATTTAATTTATTAATATTATCCTCAGCATTTGTTTTAGCTTCAGATAAACTAGAATTCTCAGATACAATTGTTCTAATCTGAGAGAGAACCATTTCTTGACTAATGGTTGCCCCCTCTTGTAGAGTTAACATACCATCACCAAATAATGATTCTAGAAATTTTTCTAATTCATTCATTATAGGTTTATCTTTTGGGTTAGTATTATTATTTTCATTAATAAATTTACTGGTATTGTACATTATATCAACTTCATGGGCCCCTTTGAATTCAAAGAAAGAAAGTTTCTTTGGAAGGTCTTCTTTCTTTATGGGAGCTTCCGAAAATGAATAATAAACAGAACCAGCATAAGCTGGATTGTTTATTTTATTATCTTTTATTAATTGAGCAAATGGGTCAGCTCCATGTGATACCAAAGAAGTTTCCTTATAAGATATAATTCTTGTAGCAATTCTACGAACCATAGTACCATCTTCAGCTATGGTACCTAATTTATCATAAAATTCCCATTCTTTTTCAAATCTATGTGATGGTTTCCATTCGAATTGAACAGTTACTGAATTGGAATGTATAGAAGGAGGGTCCATATTTATACCTCTTGCAATTCTTGGGTTTGATTTACCATCTATTTTTAGTACCCCATTTATTCCAGCAGGTATAGTTACTCCATCAACTGTATATGATTCTTGCCATAAAACTGATTTAACGGAACCAATAGCATTGGCTACATCAGTTTCATGGTCACAATTTACTGTTTGACCAACTAAAAGATTCATAGAATCTTTAAGAACATTCTTGGGAAATTCAGTTGGCATATAATTCTTTGAAACTATACAAGCTGAAAGTAACCTGAACATTGGTTCTATAAACTCTTCATCATTGGGATGTAAATCTTCTGGGTCTACATCTTGATAAAAAGTATTATAATTAGCCCCTGAACCAAATAAACCAAATTGGTCTATTGAATCCTTATTAGGTTTAGCTTCACTAAAAAACCTATTAGAAATTTCTTCATGATGGTTAGGTACATGGGACATTAATATACTATGTCCATTTCCAAGTACCATGGTATCAACATAATTTGGCATAATATTTATTATTTATCGTTTTCTTGTATCTTGGTCAGCCCTTTTAGGATTTGGATTATTTTTATCCCTTGTTTTTCTATCCGAGGTATCTTTATCTGCCTCCCTTTTTTGTTTCTTTGCATTATCACCTGGTGATGATACTTGGTTGGATTCTTCTGGTTTAATTCTTGGTTCTTTTTGGTCGGGTTTATCATAACCCATTTCCCAAGCAAATTTTTCTTGCCCAATTATTCCTTGATTATATAGAGAGGTTAAATTTCTAATTTTATATTCTAACCCTTGTTGAACTTTTACTTCATCAGATATTGTGGTAGTTCCAAATGTAACTTTAATACCCTTATTTGGAAGACCAGCTAGACGTAATTCTAGAGAATAAATAAATTCTAATACAAAAGAAGTAAGGGTTTGTAAATTTTTTAACTGGGAGATAATCTTTGATAATAAAATACCAGCACCACCCTCAGTAGTATTTGAAGTAACTCCAATTAAATTACCACTAACCCCTAAACCATTTGCAACTGATTGTTGATTCATGGTCCAAGGTTTATCTAGATTTTGTAAGTTTTGGGTAGTTGAATTTAATTTGAATTCATGGTCTTCAATGAACCCAGTTACTATACCATCTTTCATACCATTCATTAGGTTCACTTTTAGTTGTTTTAATAAACCAATTAACCTATCCTGATATTTTTCTATACTTTCTGATGGTAATCTTTGAGGTTTTTGCATTTTAGCTTCCAAGAAACCAACCATACCCATTACTTCCATTATATTCTTAAAATTGACTCTCATTTCATGTTGACCCTTTAATGAATCTAATGCAGCCATAAAAGGTGGTACCCCATAAGGTTCATCAGTATCATTATACATACCAACATATAAATAAGTTTCAGTATTAAGTTTTATATAATCTGGTTTTTGATTTTGTGGGGAATATGGATTTTTTTGATATGGGTGATATACCCCATTACCCATTCTCCTGAATATAATTGATTCTGGGTTTACAAATACTATGGTTGATATCCCATTTAGTTTATTATCTGGTACTGCTTCAATGGATATTGCACCACCTATTAAACATTGTACCATAAATTTATTTACTAAACCATCAATACCAGCAGTATAATTAGTCCACCTCTTACTTGCTTGTTTTAAATGTGAACTCATTTTTTCTGCTTCTTCTGGGGTATTATTTGGGAATGATATAGTATGACCAGTATTAGATAACTTAAACATATCTTGTAAAGCTATACTAACATCTGGATTAACTTTATATAAATCTCTTATAAGTGGAATTATTTCAGTTCTGAAACTTGGTAATACCAAATCTTTAACTCCCATTACACTTATTAGATTATTAAATGATGGTTCATTAGGAACTGATACTCTACCAGGGGGTATTGATGAATCATCTTTTCTATCTTGGTTTACCAATTGTTGTGGTACTGGTTTTTTTCTAAACCATGCAAATAAATTCATAGATTTTTATTATTGGGGTAATACATATCCATTGTATTGATTTGACTTCCTTATATGGTTGGTTATAGCTTTACCAAATATATCATCATCTGAATAAGTTTGGTCATCCATATCTATATCAGAAGCTGAACTAGATGAGGTTCTATGTTTACCTCTTGCAACTGGTCTTCCTGTTGCATCATATATAAAGGTATAGGCTTCTTGTATAAAGAATGGGTCCTTTATGATTATATTTTCTTTTCTAATATCCTCTTCCAGACCCTCTATTATAACTGTTCTATTTTTAGTGGTTGTTAACCAACCAGGAATTTTTTCTTCTTCTGGTCTACTTTTACCCTTCTTTTTAAGAATTTTAGTATAGTAATAAAGATTTGGATAACCTTCAGCTTGAAGCATTGCAGTAACAGCTGCCCCTATATCATTTGTTTCTGGTGCTAGAAGTGCATTATTAAATTTCATTCCAGTATCACCAAGTAACTTTGCATATCTATCTAGAGGTAACCTTCCTTTGTATATAACCTGTTCTTCCCCAAATTTATCCATACATGTGAAAGAAGAGTAGTCAGTTGCTCTACCAGTTGAACAGTCTGCACCAATGAAATATTCCTTATCTGGGTCTACTTCATTGAATTCCCTATATTGACCACCCATTTTTGTTAATATTGGGGGATATTCAGATAACATTTCTTCAATACCTTTGATATCAGACATATCAAATACTGTATTACCTGAGGATAAAAAGTCACCGTCTATTTCTTGGGCAGTTCTTCTTGGTCCAAGTGCAGATGCCATTTCTTGGTACCATTTATCATCTCTATCTGGGTGCATTTGCCAATATAATCTGATTGGATTCATTGGATTACCACCAGATATAGCATCTACCCAACTTGAATGATAAAATCCACCAACTCCTAATGGAGTAGAATTAATGATTGCTGAACCACCAGTGGAAAGAGTGGGAAAAGCTGCTGCCCAAATTTGGTTAGCCCATCTTACTGCAGCAGCTTCATCTATAACAAGTAAAGATAGAGATTCTGAACGACCAGCTTGTTCAGAAGTAGGGATTGATTCTATAATTGAACCATTTGAGAATTCCATGGTAGTTGTACTACCAAATTCCCCTACCCTACCATTTATGATTGGTGTTTGAAGGTACCAAGGTAAATTCTTATACATGAACTTAATTTTCTTAAGTACCTTCTTTGCTATAGTATCCTTGATTGATATGATGTTTATTTTTTTGTTTGGGTGATACATAGCTAACCATAAACAGTACATAGCAATCAATTCTGTAATTCCAGCTTGTCTGAATTTTAGGATTATATTGAACCTATGTTTCAGAAATTGATAAAGAACTGATTTTTGGTATGGATATAAATTAAATTTTACCATACCCAGTACTGGGTTAACTACCCAAACAAAGGTAGAAAATAAAAATACATCTTTTGATACTCTAGATAAAATTCTTAGCTGTTCCTGGTTTAAGCTTTTATCTTCTTTTAATATCCTTGCCATAGTTAGAATTGATAATTTAATTTGAAGTATAAATCTGTTCCAGGATTTGTTTTAATCCTTGGGTAATAAAATAAGTTTAACCCAAGTTCATAATTAAATTTACTGGTATTGTATTTTAAACCTAAATTCAAATCCCATAAATTGTTGAATGGTCTCCATTGAAGTTCAGTTAATGGTGAAAATCTTTTTATGAGGGATTTTCTTTTTTGAGTCATATTATCCTCAAAGTAATTGTATGAATATTTATCAGTATCAATTGAATAAACCTTTTCAAAGAGCTTTCCATCTGTGTTTAATAATCCAAGTTTTAAATCAGTATCAGTTAGAAGAAATTGAATTAGCTTACTTGAATTTGGGAATTGAGAAAGAAACTGAGGTGATACTGAAATAAAACTTGAATCAGGATATAATAGTTTTATTGTATCATTATGGTAAATGATATTTAAAATTTCTATCGTATCCAAAGTATGAACATAAATAACTTCTGGTTCTTTTGGTTCATCAAATGGTTCCTCTGGAACAAAAGGCTTATCAATATAAACTGTATCTGGTTTTTGATTGTTGGGTTTTGAATCAGATTTATGTTTCAATGAACCAAGGTAATAACCAATCAAAAAACATAAAACAATTGGGATTAGGATTTTCAAAATTGACCATAGGATTTTCATAACATAAAATTTTTGGGATTTATAACCAATAGTTCCCCCTTATTCTTTTTGATTTATTCCCTCCTCTAAAAAGAGTAAAATATATTTATTTACCCTTTTAGAGGGTATAAATATATTACGTACACGTGTACACGTAACCTTATAATAGCGCAT